CCGCCAGCGTCACGACGAACCTCCACCTCGTCACCATCTCATCAGCCAGTCGACAAGGCGCGTAGCGAGTATGCTGCTGCTGCTCCCCCGTATTGATCGAGGAGTCCACGAAACAAGGCGCGGTTTGCCCGTTGCAGCCCTAAGCCTAGTCCGAGTTGTGGCATCTTAGTAGTTGTGGGCTATGACTACACCCGATGTGAGTGTGAATGCTGTGCAACGACCATAGATGACTTGACCAGCGGCAATTGTGATGGTCGTGAGGTCACTTGCATTTGTGTATTCTGGCATTGTAAGCGCGGAGAATACAGCGTCATTGATTACTTGAATGGCTCCAAATGTGCCAGTGGTTGCTGTAGTGTCGTTGACTACAACTCCCCCTTGATGGGAGAACTCTAGTGTGTTATTTCGTCTTGAATCGCTCATAATTAGGATAGTGAATTGTCTTGTGATGCGTGAGTGTAAATGTTCTTTGCTAGATTGTCTGTGACGTGTTGGTCTTCTAGTCGGATTAGCTCGTCTTGCAAGGAGTTCTCGACTTCCTTAAGCGCAAGGCCATAGCCCGAATTAGGGTTGTTCTGTCGCTGTGAAGACTGATACATGTAAGCGGCATACAGCGTCATGTAGTTAAACCACTCGGCAGGAATGTCGCTTACCGTTCCGCTATTCCCGTCTCCGTAAACGTCGTTATTGGCCTTCTTGTATGTAACCCATACGACCGATGGTGCGTCATTTGTCCGTAGGTTTGCACCTGAGCTGTCAACGTAGAAACGAATTGGACGACTTGAGCTGTCCCTAATCGTGTCCGTTGGGCTAATTAGCATATAGGTATCAATGTCGGCTACGTCCGTAAGTAGTGGTGCTGGACTCTCGCCCGTATTTGCAGCCCATCCAGATAGCGGTGGTGTTGCAGATGCGTCCGCGATGTCGTAGATAATTGCATCTGCTGCGCTTAGGATTTGCCAGTCAGTTGCTCCATCCCACTCAATGTCATACAGTGCGGTAGTTCCATCTGTGTCGTATAGCGTATATGCTGCCTTAGTGTTCACCGTGCCGTTCCGAACGTAAAGTCCATTGACTTCGCCCGTCTCTGCGCCGAACACGCTGAAACTATCCTCTGATGCGTTCACCCGCCCCCTGGTTGCGCTTCGAGGCTCGGATGCCACCAACCACCGCTCCCACCATTGGGTTTCCTTGTATGCCCTCTTTGCTGCAAGATTGCCGAGTGCCATGATGCGATTCTCAACCTTGTCGTTAAAGTCACTCATGCACAAAGCAGAGACTTGAGCAATGAATTCTGAGTATGTGCGGGTGCTTAACATTATGAGGTTCCGAAAGTTGAGGATGGTTCTGCTAAAAAGTCTTGGTTACGAAGTCTGCGATAGTCCTTAACGAACTCGCGATTACGGCAAATCCCTTCGCCGTATTGCATTTCTAACCAGTGATATTCGTCTGCGTCAAAAACTGCCACTAATCGTCCAGCGCCAGTTATTACGTCTTTTTCGTCCCATGCTGTCTGGGTTACGTCTTCTTGAAAAAGGAGGTTTGCTTGTATGGCGGCTTCAACAGCCATCGCCCAATAGTCAACTACCCCCTCGTCTTTTTGCTCTTGCGTAAGTTCTTTGCTCATGTGGACAAGTATACATTATGTGTCAAGCAAGAAGGGGAGAGCTGGAATGAAACCAACTCTCCCCGCCCGTTGAGGTTATGCGCTGCGCACTACAACCTTAACTTCAAACTCACCAGCGGTAAGCTCTCCGAGGTTGTAATCTGTTCCAGTGCTGACATTTGGTGTTACCAGAATGTCAAGCGTGTCATCAGCGGTATAGTGCTTGAAGTATGAAGTAGTCCCGTCAAGCAAGTCGCCAGTGCCGTAAACGGTGCTGATTTCTGTTGCCGAGTCATGTAGCTGCGCTGTTGCAATGTAACCATCTGCATCTGCGCCGTCACCGACTTCTACGTTAAGCTCGTCGCCACTACCAGAATCGGTAAATGCCGCGATAAGTTTGACACTAGCCGAGAGCACTGTATCTCCAGCCGAAACTGGGATAGTGAAGCTTGCTGTATCGTTGTCTGCGAAGGTTCCACCGTTGATGATGTCCGAATAGCGAATATTCTGAACAATTACCTTGTCGGTCGAAGCGTTGATGCAATTAGGAATTGCTACCTTTGTGATTGCTACGTCTGCCATAATGTTATATCTCCTTGGTTAAGATTAAGCGATGCCGTTCCAGAATGCGTGAGCACGAGGATTCTTGACACAGAGAGAGAACTTACGACGAATCGTAGAACGACGACCACCACCCAAATCGGGAAGCTCCTTGTTAATCAACCCACCAAGTTCCTTGATAGTAACCATGTCTGGATTGATGAAGTATGCCATGTCCTTGTTCGCCGTGTCGAACAGTGTCTTAGCATTCAAGTTGAACACTTCAAGATCGCCATGCTGACCTTCGTAGACGCGAATCTTGTTTTTGATGACACCCTTCTCGCCGTTCAGGTTAACAGTAGTGCGATTGTCATCAGAAGATGTGAGACGCATTGTGTTAGTCGCGAAGGCTGCAATCCAAGCGGAACCAGCATAGCAACGGAAGTTGCCAGTGTTGCCAGACTCGTCAGATGCGGAACGAAGAACAGTGTCAACGTTTGCTTCGGTAGGAGCAGTTGCGCTAACAACCTGAGCTGCTGGAGTTTGATACTCGCTAGGGAAGATAGTGGAAGCTCCACCGATCTGCTCTGCAAGGCCACCACTAGTGCGGACGGCACCAGAAACGCCACGAACCTTAGCACTCAAAAGAGATTTCTCTGTCTTGAGATTAAGCTTGCGAAGACCCTCCATTACTGCACCCGCGAAGTTTACGCCAGAAGCATTGTCAACCAAATCTTGGTCATCAGTGACTTTAGGGTTGGACTCCTGGGTTTCAATGTAATTGAATACGCGAGCCTGAAGATCGAAGTTGTCTTCAAATTCAGTTGCGTCTGCGCCTTCAGCGATTTCAGTGTCATCCACCTCGTCGCGACCATCGCAAGTCCACTCTGGCATGATTGAACTTGCCTTAGCTTTGCTTGTGTTAGAATAGAAAGGAGTCTGACTTGGAGACACGCGATATGCGCCCTTTGTCAATTCCTCCGTGTTTGATACCGCACTACCTAGATTGGTAGTGTCGAATGTGTTTGATGCTGCCATAGTATTTTATTTTATTTTGAGTTGTTGTTGTTAAGAGATGTTTAAGCTGGCCATGATGTCCTCATCGTCGTAGTCTCCTGATTGAATTCGCTTGTTTACCGAAGCTGATACCTTCTTCTTGCCGCGCCGTGGCGTAGCAGATTTGGCGCCACCAATTTGACCGCTAATTGGCTTCGCCTTTTTCAAGGGAAGCTTAATCTTGCCAATTGGTTTCTTCGATTTAAACTCGATTGAATGCGCTAATGCGCGTGCAAGTTTCGCACCTAGCTTCGGGAAGGCTCTCGCCATCAGAGAAAATTCACCGTCGTTCGTGAGCTTTTTCCACTCTTTGAACTGACTAGACTCTTCATCTTCAAAGAACTTGACTTCAGCTTTCGCCTTCTCAACCTCTTCGTTCGTGAGCCCCTGAATGCTCTCTAGTTCCTTAATCGCCTTGCGTTGTGCGGGAATTGCCTTGACCTGTTCTTCGTAGTAATCTTTCCACTGCCCGACTTTCGCCCGATCCCACTCCTCGGTCTTTCCGTTGTTCAGAGAAATATCGAAATACTCATCTGTCCCACGAAGCAACTTGTCCATGTATCGGTAACTACTTTCAATGCTTTCTGCCTTGGTATCCAAGTCCTCTAAGCTATGAATGTCTGAGTGTGGATTGTTTGTCGGAAGCATCTTGGATAAGCCTTCGTCTAGCTGCTTCTGCAACGACTCCTTGCCTTCCTTGAGTTCCCGAATCTCTCCACGAAGTTTGCCCAATTCTTTCCCCGCGCCACTGCCAATTTCCTTAGCAATTGCTTGCTTCTGGTCATCTGTTAGTGCGTCGAAATCAATCTGTGAAAGAACGTCTTCACTGTCCTCTTCCCCTTCCTCCTCGGTTTCGTCCTCGGACTCCTCTTCCTCTGGTTCGGGTTCCTCTGCTTCTTCAGCTTCGGGTAACTCCCCCTCCTCGGTTTCGGGTTCCTCAGAAGCGTCAACTTCAGGTTCTTCGGAATTGATTAGTGTCGGGTCTAGTTTTTCCAAACTTGCTTCAAAAGCAATTTCGTCGAACTCTCCCTCTCCTGACTCTACTACGGTGTCAGAGTTACCGTTGGATTGTTTTGTAGCCATATTATGTCATCTCGTAACGTGAGAAGTGTCGATGGCATTATTATACAGATTAGGGGGAAGCTACTCCTCTAATTCCCATTGAGTCTCAAACTCATACAAGAGATCATCGCACTCCAGCATAGCACCAATAACCTTGTCATCGGCCTTCTGGTTGCACGTAGGCGTCTCCATGTTGCGCTTGAGGTCTGACCACTTGCTCTCACGCCTTGCCCGTAGGCCAGCACATAGGGCGTCCCACATTGGGGTTTGCGCTTGAAAGTGGACTAGGGCTTCTTCGTATGTTATTTCGCTCATTATGCTAGTGTGTTGATTCCCTGTAGGTCAGTTGGTGGAGTTCCGATGCGACCAGTTTGAGCGTTCACCTCATTCTGCTGCTGCTGGAACTGATATTGCTCCATGTATGTAGATAGACGCTCTGCGAACGCGATGTCTTGCTGTAGCTTCTGCGCTATGTCTGGCTGCTGTGCATACTGCTGAATGTATTCCATTGCGATTTGACCACCGTTTGGCTGCGCTCCTACGCTTTGCCCAGACGAGATTAGCGCCAAGTCCTCGGCAACCTTCTTGATAATGTCTGCGCGTGATGCTTCCGCACTGCGAAGAATGCGAGACGCAAACTGAGGAACTGCTAATAGTGCTGCTACACGGATAACCTCAGATGGATCAATAGTTCCAGTTGGGTCGGCTTGTGGTAGCTTCAACAGTGTCTCCACCGTCTCTTTGACATACTCTGGGTCTTGAGTGCGAACATCGTAGAAAATCTTAATGTCAAGCTCCTCGTCCATTGGACTCTTGTTGAATGTCTGTGGATCTGGGCTATTGGTGACGCGGAAGTGAATGTCCTCGCCGTCGTAGAACTTCTGATAAGCCTTATAAGCTAGTCGAGCAATCTCGGCAACATGCACAAGTGCGCGATTGACGTAGTATTGCTGACGCTGCAACGCCATAGGCGAACCCTCCTTGAGCCCCATAATGAAGTCCGCCTCGTCGGATAAGAATTGCTCACGCTCTGTCCCCTCAATGAGATTACTAGGAACGTCGAGCGTCTTGTATAGACCTTCCTCGCCTCTGCGAGTTGCAAAGTCTGCCCCTGCACCCCATACCGAAGCTGGGCGACCAGCAGGGTGTGTGCGAGGTGGATTCATGGAAATGGAGAGCTGATCGTTTGATGCGTCACGCACGACCTTAGATTGTCGCTGATTCCCACGAAGCAGGTCAGATACGTTGCGCTGGTCATAGATGCGCTTTGAGTCGCGTGTCATTGTAGTCAACGCAATCGGGAACTCATCGTAACCGTTAAGAAGCTCAAATAAGCCGTAACCCATGTCGCTCTCAACGTCGTCTCCTTGTGCTGGACTCCACACTGTCTGGTAGTAGCCCTCTGCCCCGTCCTCTTCGTCTACGAGTCGCTGGAATGTTCTCACGATCTCAACAAGGTCTTCTGCGTCCCTATTGCCGAGGTTGAACAGCGTTGCCGACTGGTTGGCTAGGAAGGCGTTACGATTACCGTATGGCCCGTCTAGGTCTTGAGATGTCATGCCCATGCGCTTATCAATAATATCGTCAACCCAATCCTCATCCCACCCCTCAGAGTGAACTGCCGCTGTAAGGTCTTGGATAGACATGAAGTGGCGGATGTGAACTCGATCAACCCGCTTCGTGTCCATCGTATAGGACGGGTAGATGATATCTGCGCGCGGACATTTAGACTCAACTACTGGGCGGTCAATGTCACCCTTGATTACTGGAATTTCCGCTATGCCATTCTGTCGCAATTGCTTAAGCGCCTTTTTAGCTCTCTTCACGTTCACTCCCTCAAAGCTTTGCTGGAATATGTCAATAGCTTCATCAACTCGATCAGCGTCAGCAAATAGTTCTGCCGCCTCTGGGAACTGTTCTGCGATTTGCTCTAGGTCAATCTCCTCAAGATGCACACGAAGTCGCTTCTCCCATCCTACCCATGTAGCTGCCATACCCTTCTCAAACATGTCATTAAGACTCAGCTCAATCTGATCATAAGAATTTGGAATCCAACTATCCAGCATCCACCGAATAAATACAGTAGTTGAGGCAGCTCGCTCTGCATCTTCGCCATTTACGGGGGCTGCGGATATGTTGCCGTCTCGTATAGCGTTCATGCAGAGGGCTACCAAAGTGTTAATGCGCGGGTCGATCACTGGCACTTCTTGGTCAGATGCACCTACCCACGGCTTTGCATCTAGCGAGTGCTTCTTCTGGTCGAGTGTCTTGCCAGGCCACCACATTCGGCGCTGGTTGTATGAATCGGCACACTGGTCAGCATACCCAGAATGGTCGCCCAAGTCCTTGCGCCAAACATTGTTCAAGTTCTTGATATTTGGCTCTTTGCGAACAAAGGCAAGGTCTTCTAAATATTCGTCTTCCATTGTGGATATTATACGGTTCGGGGGGAAGATGCGCTGCGTAAAGCCTTGCGATGTATGATTTTCACATCGTTTCCAGCCTTTCCGCATAGCTCTCCTATTTCAGCGCAACCCATCTCCGTTGTTTCGCCAGAGACTCCTCGCTGTAAAAACTCCCACGCGAGCCATGCGTCAAACGCATCCTTTCGGAATCGACCATCATCCACGGAGCTGCCAAGCTCTCCCTGCCATGAGTTTGCCATTACAGATTACTCCATGCCTTTCCTGCAAGTGAGGCGTGACGATAATACTTGACGGACTTATATTCAATGACCTCCAACTTCATGGGCTTCCCGCGAAGGTGCATGGGGTCAGACAGGAACGGGATCAAGGCGCGGACTGTGCGAATTTCATCGCCTTCGCGGATCTTGCATTCAACCTCGTTCCTACCCGATTGAGCATAGGAGCAGATAGAATCTACAAACTGGGGCTTCACTATCTCCTCCATCTCCTTGCGCATCTCTACGGTTTCTAGGTCGTCGTAGTAGTTGCGAATTAGCGCAGCCGTCTCGACGGATACGTCTCCAGTCTCTTCTGGTGCAAACTGCTTCCGCAGTCGTCCTACTTGCATAGGTGTTACGCCGTATTCGGCTGCTAGTTCTTTACATTTCATAATTAGTATCCTCCGATTGTTGATGTTTGCTTGAACGCCTCCTTTGAGTAGTGCTCAATGCCTATGCCATTATTGGCTGTTGCTGCGTAGCGAGGAAGGTCAATGAAGTCCTTCAGCGGCTCATCCTTCTTCCCGTTCTGGCAGTAGTTCATAAAGCTGAAGATTGTATTCCCGCAAGCTCTTGATATTCTGAAGGTTGGAGAGTTTGTGTATTTGTCAAACGGCTGCTTGTTGTCATAGCTCAACCACTCTTGGATTCTAGGAATGCCCACATCCTCGGTAGCCCCGAAGCTTGGGACAGTGTCAATGCCAATGTCATAGAGTTCGTCTTGCAAAGTGCGCTCTCCGTCGTCCGCCGTCTGCTTTGGGCTATGAGCAAAACGAACGTCAATGATGCGCTCGAAAATTGGGATACGATCCTCAATCTTTGTCCACTCGATCTTCAGTGCTGATAGTGACATACCGCCACAATCCTCCGCTGCTACGCCCTTCTTCCACGTAACCTCGTCATCAGATCGAACCGTAGACTTGCCTTCGATTGCCCATTCGCCGTAGGTGTCTCGGTCAGGCCATTCAGCCCATTGCCGAACATCACCTTTGGAGTTCACTCCATACCACGCACATGCCCACGACTTCTTGCCAGCAGGGTCAATGACTTGATAGTTCGTCCACTCACTGCTAGAAAAGTCAATCTTCTCTTCCTCTGGGTCGTAGATGTGCGCCACTTGGTCGAACGTCCCGAACATAGCTGTCATGGACTTAGTGGGGTAGCCGTATAGATTCTTCTTGATCTCCTCAATCGAAGCATTTGCATGATTTCGCTTCAGGCGCTTCCAGTTGTTGAATGGATTCATCTCGGAGTGGTAGAATACGATAGCAACATTCTCCTTCTCAAATGGCTGCTGAATGTATGGCATCAGCTCCCCGTCTAGTATTGATGCTGGTCTTGACTCTACCGTCTTAGCTCCGTCGAGGATACTTCCGACCGTGGGAGTATAGCCGCGCTGCGGAGTGAATGTCACAAGAATCTTTGCATCAAAGTCCGCACAACGAGAACGAAGTCTCACCAGCAATGTCTCGTCGCCTAGATACTCGTCGCACCATGTCCCGATGTTAATGAACTTGCAATCCTTCTTCGGCGCACCCAGCTTCGCACCCTCAATCACGGAGTCATCGTTCTGGAACTGAGTATAGAACTTGAAATAGCAGACGGAACCGTTCGGTAGAATAAACTTGTTTCCAGTAAAGCCCGTAGCCTTTGAGTAGTTGATCTTGGCTACTTCGTCCTTTTGCTTGCACTTTAAATCCTGCGGCATCATTTCCCATAAGTAGGGTTGCTGACGCTCTACAGACGCATCCTCGTTCTGCGCCCAACAGAATATCTCAGTGTTCGGGTTCTCCAGGAGCGCCTGCATGACCATCCACGCTGCGCTACGGCTCTTGCCACTTCGCACCCCACCCAATACCCATACCTCGTCAATTGCGTCCTTCCATAGCAGCTCACGCACCTTAAACTGCTGCGGAAGCACGAAGCTGTGGTAGACTGGATCAATGACGGAAGCCTCAATGCGGGCATTGTGCAACTGAATGCTTTGAAGGTAGGCTTCTGGGTCGCCCTCAAGCAAGGCCAACTGATCCTCGTCTGAGGGTGGCTTTAGGATCGGGTGCTCTGTGTATTCTAGTTCCATTAGTCTACCTCAATTATTTCTGACTCAACTTTTTTAGCCTCCTTCGCTGCTGCAATCTTAGCCTTCAGCTCGTCTGCCTTGGATTCGTATTCTTCCTGACTCACAATGTGCTCGACTACGTGCTTCTGGACATTGTTGCCTGTGAGCTTGCCGTGAATGTCGTTGAGTGCTTGTAGGGACTTGCCAGACTTGAACATCACATTCTCGTCAACCTCAATAGCCCCAGACTCTACACCATCACCAAACTTGTTGAGAATCTTGCGGTGCGTGTCGAGTCCTTCAAACATTACAGAGGAAATCTCAGCAGCCCAAGCATTGCGGATTAGCTGACACTCTGGATCAGCCATTAGCTCGGTCTTCACATCATAGTAGAAGTTCTTGGTAATCTTGTGCTTACGACGAAATTCCTCAACCGTGCATGGCTGTTGAGTGATGTGCTGCGCTACCAATGCCCACTTCTTAGGCTCACGGACGCACCATGCTCGCTGATGACCTGTGCTTTCTTGCGCGTTTTTTAGTGCATTGGCAACGTAGTCATTCGTCTCTAGTGCTAATTCCTTACTCATAATCTTCGTCCTCGTCTTCTTCCCATGCCCAGTTGCCAATTTCCCCGACATCTCCGCTCATGTCATCTAGGCTATCCTTGAGTAGCATGCGCCCGATGCGCCAGTTTGAGTAATCGTAGTGCAATGCGCCGTCCTCCTCTGACAGAACCGCTATGGCATAGTTTGGGAAGTGCTCAGACAGAATTGCCAAAGCATTATCCAAGAGATCGTCTTCTGCGTCAGATAGCATTAGTAGTCTAAGCCTCCACAGCGAGCGTATGTATTGTCTACGATCTCACCTAGGTTTGCGTCTTTGATGTCCCCGTCTACTTCAGTGTCCCAGCTTGCAATGAGATTGAGTCTCAAGAACTCTTTCTTCTCTCGCTCACGTCGTTCTGCGCTGGTTTCCTTTGCCTTGGGGAACTTTACAGCGTCGAAGTTTTTGTCGAACTCGTCCTTATTGTGGTCTAGGCTACCTTCATTTTGTCTGCTACCTTTAATCATGCCTTTATTATACAAAACCTTGTCAATACCCTGTTTTGCCGCATACCTAAAGGGGGTTGACACGGTTTTGTATAATAGGGGCGACGGGAGCTTTAGGACTTCTCCCCGAACCAAAGGTGAAAGCCATGAAAGTCCAGCTCAGTGAGATTCTGGGCAGTCCTTTTTTATTCGAGTAGCTCAACTG